TCAGGAAATCCTGGAGGTGGTGGTGGAGGTGGTGGTGGTCCTGGTGGAGTTCCCCCTCCTGGTCCTGGTGGTGGAGGAGGTGGTGGTGGTGGTGGTGCTGGTGGAGTTCCTGGTTCTCCTGGTTGACTTGGTTCATCACCATTACCATTATACTCATCATAAGGGTCATAATTTGTTCTCATGCCTCTTCCTTGTCTTGCTATGCTCATATAGTCTTCTCTATTTCGACCAGTACCTGTAACAAAACCTGGGCCTGATTTTACAGGAATACTTGAAGGACCATAGTTAGATACAATTAAATCTCCTGGTCTTGCTTGACCACCTGGTCTTGATTGAAAATCTTCGTCAACTACATTGCCTCTTCTATAAGCAACTCTACCACCTTTACGATAATCTTCTCTTTTTAATTTGGCTCTTTTTCTTTTTGATTTATATTTCGCCATTATTTCACCTCAAATAATTTGTCTACCTTTTCATGTAGTTTTTCTACTCTATCCATTAAAGCATTCATATCTTCTTTAACTTCTTGCTTTGTAATATAGTCTCTAGCAATTTCTTCTCTTGTTTTATTTAATAAAATATCAATACGTTTAGATTCAGCTTCGTTCTTTCTAATATTCCATAGTATTGGCAATATAACTAAAGTTATAATTACATTCCAAAAAAATTGCATCTCTTCCATATTACATCCCATCTCCAGGGTATCTGTTTGACCATATAGTAAAACTATATTTAACTCCTTTGGTTAATGGTTGACATGCATGACCATGTGTTACCATACCAGGAAACAATATACATTTTCCTATAGGTATATCTTTATTACTAAAGTTTTGTCTAGGATAAACTAAATCAGCACCTTCATAATCATCGTTTAGTTTTATACTTCCTGTAACTAAACTAGCATCAGTATGTAAAGGTAACTCTTTTTGTGTATCTACTGAGTATCTCATTACAAAAGCATCTCTAAGTCCATACATTTCCATTGGTTTCCAATAATTTTCTATTATTGGTACTATATGTTCTTCCCAATGTTTACTAAGTTCATCCCATAAACCTAATTCTTTTAATCTAATTTCTTGAGCAGGAAACTTATCGTAAGATAATGAACCCCACTCTCCATGATTGTTAGCTATTTCAATCAATTTTTCACATTGCTCTTGAGTCATAAAATCTACTAGCAATATATCGTCATCTAATATTTCAAAATCTTTTGGAGGTATAAATAAATTTTGTGATTCTGGGAAAAATTTATTATATAACTGTTCAAATTTTTTCTTAGTTAAATCTCCACCGTTGCCGTGATATATACATGAACAACAATCTGTTACTGGATTATATAATTGGCCGTTTAAATTTGTTGTGTTAGCCTCATGTGTTTGAAATATATAACCTTCGTAATCTAGTTTTATATCAAACTCTCCACTTATAAAAAGTTTTTGATAATATAATTGGTC